GATCTCAGCAGCGTTTGAGTTGAGTCAGTCAGGGGAGGAATTTACCCAAGATCAGGTTGTAGAGCTAGCTATGCGCAGGGCTGATGATCTGTTTGTTGCAGAGCGTGAACTTAAACTTGGTCAGGCTGCTGAGTCTGCTGGTCCTCGTTGGTGGGCAACATCAGGTATGGGCGCTTTTGACAAGGTAGTCTTTGAGCCTGTTAATAGAGATTTTATCAAAGTCTTGGATGCTTGGAAAGATATAGGCTACACAGCAACTGAAGATGATATTAGAAATATGAGGGCTGAGTTTAATTCTCTTGTCGCTCTTAATACACCGGGGAACATTAGTCCAGAGCAGTTGAGCGCCCTTCAGGCTAGGGTTGAACAAGTTAATAAGGTGTTTGACGAATATGAGTCTTACATTGACAACCAAGAGGTAACTGAGTTCCTAAATGAACTTATGGTTAGTGGCGGTCCTGGAGGCACGAACGCTATGACCGATGATCAGTATGACATGTTTGGTAAGATTGCAACACTATTGGATGTTTCTCTATCAGGGTTAAAACCTGAGACAATGTTGAATATTGGAGGGGCGATTGCACTGTTGTCCCCAGCAGCAGCAACATTCAGGGAATCACAACTGAGAATTCGTGGGACTTATGAGGAAGAACAAAGGAATATAGCAGAGGCGGCTGCTGAGTCTGGTGTCCAAGTCATAAACCATATTGTAGACGCTGCGGATATGACGAATGAGGATCTTGCTAACATAACACCTGAAGATGCTTCTGCATCCTTGGGCGTGACACTCGATGCGCTTTCTAGGACAGCGGTTGGTGCTCTAACTTCTCCAGAGGCTCTGTCAGACTTTTCTGGAGCTATGTCATACCTTGGGGAAGCTCTGTATAACGTTGATGGTGAATGGGACATAGACACACTAAAGACCTTCCTTGGTCCAAATGGTGTTATTGCTCGTAATTGGGGTGCTCTCTCAGACACTGGTGATGAAGGGTTTCAAGAAGCAAACGCAAGACTCCGGACTGGTATCCAGTTTCAGAGGACTATCACTGCCCAGAGACTTGAAGCCCTGCATGATGCAGCTATGGCTGAAGGTTTGACTGAACAGGAGAAGCGCTACTTCCCCAACGCTGTGTATGACAGAAACACAGGTTTGTATATCGACTCTGTGACTGGGGGCATCCCAACTGACATTAACGGTCGAGAGTTGCACGATGGGAACCCACGTCAAGAGATCATTGCGCTTACCGAGACTTTAGGTGTTCTTGATACAGCCTTTGAGGCATTCAGCATTCCAGATGTTACCTTAGAGGAGGGTGGCTTCCAGAGAACAGAGCTTGCAGACAGAAGACCAGAAATCCAACTTCCAGATGAAGTAGCTGCTGACACTGGCTTCTTGAACGCTGTCAATGCCACAGCCGAGAGGGGTGGTTTCAACAGTGAGTGGCTCCTTCAAGTTATCGCTTTTGAAACTAGATCAACATGGAGTCCAAGTGTTAGGAACCCTGGATCTTCTGCTACAGGTCTAATCCAGTTCCTGAGTGAGACTGCAAATAATTTGGGGACTACTACTGAAGAACTTGCAGCTATGACCCGTGAAGAACAGATGGTCTATGTTGGTAAGTATCTTGAGCCGTTCAAAGGTAGGATCAGAAACGTTGGAGACCTCTACATGGCTATTCATTGGCCTGCTGGTGTTGGTAAACCTGACGACTATGTTATGTATAGAGAAGGTGACGGGACTAACAACTACAGACTAAATAGAAACTTGGATGCGGAGCCAGCAGATGGTGTTATTACCCGTGGTGAGGCTGTTGCTAGGGTTCAAGGTATCGACACGTCACAAATCAGGGGCTTTAATACTGCTCCCGGTGAAAGACGTAGCCCAGCAGACTCAGCAGCCACTACAGCACCAACTACAGCAGCAGCTAGTGGTAGTGCCACAGGGGCTACAGCACCCGCCACAGTGGCAGAGGCTGTTGGTGTAGCGACAGAGACTCCTGCTGACGCTCCAATGATAACGGATGAGTCTGGCAAGTCCGTTGTTGACTACACTCCCGCAGCTAACAACCCAATCTCTAAAGAGGTTATGGCGAGTCTGGGGAGTATTGCTCAAGGTCTTGAAAGAAGCAACCAGCTAACTGATGTTGAGATCTCTGAGATGCGGACTATTGTTGGCAGGCTTCAAGAGGGTAAGTCGGTTGGACCAGATGGTATCGCTAGTCTGATTGACAAACTTGAGAGGCTCCCAAGCAGAACCCCAGAGGCTGAAGCACTACTAGGTCAACTTAGAACCTATAGTGATAACCTATCCCCTGCCCCATCTAGGATGCAGACTGATGTGAATCAGCCAAGGGCTAATGCTGAGACTGAACCTGGAGTTGTGCAGACTGGTGTAAATCAGCCAAGCACCCAGTCAAGTTCTAATTCTGATGTCTCAAACTTACGGTCAGAAGCTTCTGTAAGTGGTAGGTCAACAGCCCCTAGTATCCCATCACAAAAAGCAGACGGGGTAATTAGTAGAGGTCAGGCACAGTCACCGATGCCTCCGGAGCTTGAGAAACTTTACTCAGAGAACAGGATCTCAGAACCACCGTCTGGCGGCATCATACTTAGTGAGTCCTACTCCAGTGAAGGTTCCCCACCTCCAGCCATAACTGAGGCACTTGAGAGTGCTAGTAGTTATTGGGTGCTAAATAAAGAGAGAAGGGCTTATCTAGAGAGGGTGGGCATTACTGTAACAGAACCAACTGTTGATAATGTAACATTCTTTAATAGCCTTGAGGATGTAAGCGTAGCGATGAAAAATGGTGATATTGTTGTAGGTGACTGGCAGGCCTATCCTACTTATTACGGGACGATTACTATCACCCCAGTCAGACCATACGACGTTGACTGGGCCATTAGAACCACGTTTGATACTCCAGAGGAAGCGGAAGCAGCCTTTGAACGTGGGGATCTTAGGGTTGGTGACATCATCACCTTAGATGGTGTAAGAGTCCGAGTAGATGATGGAGACTTCTAAATGGTATTGAAGTTTACACCTGTATCAGAGACTGCCCCCGTAACATCAGAAAGGCCTGAGAGGCGTCAGGAGACACCACCCCCTAGACGCCCACCCATCAAGTTCACCCCTGTAGAGGAGAGACAGCTACAAGCAGAAGCCGGGAACATTGAGTTTAATGCTGAATTAGCAAACACAAACTCTTATGATGCAGTAGCCCAGCTTGGGTTCACAACAGAGGAAGGGATGGCAACTTATGGTAGTGGTGATACTGCACACTACACCAAAAACACCACAAGAAACCAAGAACGGTATGAACAAAGTGGAGACAGGAGATACAAACCAGGGTCTGTCCATGTCACATCTGGACCTGCTAGACCTGACATATGGAACCATGAGTTCAGACATCGGGGGATTGAGATAATTCTAAACAGTTTCACCCCTGACCAGATGGTAGCCATACTTGGCCAAGATCAGGCAAGGGCTTTGGTTGCTGCTGTTACCTCAAACAACGAGGGTGTTACAGAACTCTTTGATGATCCTAATGCTGATGCTGGTCCAAGCCGTGGGACTATGAGAAGCACAATCCAACGTGTTAATGATGTTAGTGGTAACTGGGATGAGCATCGCAACGCTCTAACAATCCTAGCAGAGAACCTACTAGAAAGAAGAAGGGCAGAGAAACGTGGCAACAGCAACTAACTTCCTAGACTTCCTCAGAGGTCTGTTCAGTAAACCTAAGGAAGCCCCTAGTGGACGTAAACTCAATCTTGACTTGCTGAAAGAGTTTGAAGGTCTAAGATTAGAAGCCTATCAGGACATTGGTGGTGTCTGGACCATTGGTTATGGACACACCAAGACAGCTAAGGCAGATATGAGTATCACCAAGGCTGGTGCTGATGCCCTGCTAATGGGGGACATCAAGTGGGTAACAGAAGCTATTGAGAGATTTGTTTCTGTTCCACTAAATGACAACCAATACTCAGCCTTAGTGTCTCTCATCTATAATATTGGTGAGGGAGCCTTCAGGAAAAGCACACTACTGAGACACCTAAACAATGGTGACTACAGACTAGCTAGTGCAGAGTTCCCAAGGTGGAATAAAGTAAAAGGTGTAACCGTCAGAGGTCTTACTAACAGACGTCTTAAAGAACAAGAACTATTCAGAAAGTAGTCGATATATGGAAAACGAAATACTAGAGATGAAAGACAGACTTACCGCGCTAAGAGTCAGGTTAGATAACATTGAAGGTGAGCAACATAAGTTTGATAAGCAGATTGTGGAGATGAGGGCTGACCTGCACTACATTAAAGTCAGTCAAGATACTCTAAATGCCAACCTCTCTAGGTTTCTGTGGATTGTTGGTGGCGGCTTTATTGCTGCTGCTGTTGGCTTTATCATCAAGGGAGGATTATCTGTTGGACAATGATGTAAAAAGTATCTTTGCGAGTAAGACATTCTGGGTCAACCTCATCACCGTAGTTGTTGTGGTGTTAAACAGAAAGGGGCAGGTTGTTCCTCCAGAGGTCATTGAGCCTCTAGCTCTTGTGACCCTCCCATTTGTTAACATGTGGCTGAGATGGATCACGAAGTCCCCAGTCCGGATCGGTGGTAAATGATGTGGCTACTTACATCTGCTGGGTCAAAGCTGGCAAGCCTTGTGGCTGTTGTCTTGGCTGTCTTGGGTTCGATCTGGCTAGTGTTCAGATCTGGACAAAGGGACCAGAAGGCAAAAGAGAAGGTAAAAGACCTAGAGTCTTACAAAGAAACAAGGGAGAAAATTGATGAGGTTCCTGTTAATACCGATGTTGCTGCTGCCATTAAGCGGCTGTCTGGAGACGGTGGCCTCAGAGATTGACGCACTGTGTAGTGTTCCACTGCCAACTGTGAGCAGACACGACACACCACAGACAATCCTAGAAGTTGATAACTTCAGAGCCAAATGGAAGGCTGTATGCGATGCCTAGTAGTAAGAACTATAAAAGAGATTACTCTGACAAAGGTGAGGGGAAGTATGATAAATCCCCTAAGCGTAAAGCTGCCAATAATGCTAGAAAGAGAGCTAGATACAAGTTAGAGAAAGAGGGCAAGGTTAAGAAGGGTGA